TCAATCTGTTCTTGGTTATGCTTGTTTATATTCCCTTGAGACTGTACCACGCCGTCCAATAGCACCACATAGCCTACAGAGCTTCTAAGGTTACCCGTCCTATCGGTATAGGAGCCATTGTCTCTAGCTTCCGTGATACAATGTTCGCCTACCTCTATGAATTTTTGAGTGGCAGCCTTGATGTACCGCTCCTTGATTTTGTCAAAGGCAATGTTTAGCTTTCCTTCTATCATTATACCATGATTTTAGTTCGTCCTACCAAATGGGCATGCTCTATGCTTTGTACTTCAAATTCGCCTAATTGCTCTCCTTTGTCGCTTATAAGCCGTACCCTTTTAGTATTGAAAATATGCAACCCATAGTCAAACCATACTGTATAGCTGCTTTGGGTAAAGGTGCTATCCTTGAAAGTCCCCCGCTGATTGTAGGTATTGGCTACAATATGACAAGGAATAGGATCCCCCCATTGAAGGGTAGCCTCTTGAGGAATACCCCCTACCAAGCCGCCGCCTGTGGTGGTCTGTACCTGCAATGTGCCATTGTCTAATATCATCGGAATATGACTTTAGGTTTCTTACTCAGTTCGTCCTTGAGACCTAACCGCTTACACTCATTACTGTAGAAAGCAATTATATCGTCTTTGCTTGCTCTTGCGAGGCTGGTTCCTCCTTCTGATATAGAACTGGGACGTAAGAGGATTTGTGGAATAAAGCGGATAAAGGCTATATACAAGTTTCTTTGCTCCTCTGCGGTGGCTTCACCTGACAAATCAGCAATATCTAAGTCTAAAAGGTCAGCCTCAGTGAGAGAAAGCCCCAATGAGGCAAACCTTTGACGGAAATAGTCCTTTTTTGTCATATTAACCCATGTTAGATGTGTTAATAACAACCATACTCTGAGGAGCAGCAAAGCTCGGCATCCACTCACAACCATACTCGATAAAACGACCTTCTTCAGTACGCTGTGTGGTGATGTAGTGTCCGCCTTCCAATACGGTATATGTTTTGTTAGGCACACGGTCAGTAAGCTCGTAAGGCTCGTGCCACATCATCTTTCCAAGTTTGGCAGTAGGAAGCAAGGCAATACGCTCATCAGCAAAGATGTTAGTCGTTGTGCCGTCCTCTTTCACTACATAATCCTCCACGATACGAATAGGCGGCAATCCTATACCAGTGAGTAATTGGTTTGCCATAGCCTCGGTGATAATACCTCCTGATACGCCAATTTGTGCGCTACCTAATACCATTTTGTAGGTGTCCTTGAACTCATTGGAGGCAATTACACGCTTGTTGAAGGTGGTACGTGTCATTTCCATAGCCGTAAAAACACCTACCTTGGTACGAGTTTCATTGACTATTTTCTGCAAATAGCTGATGAACTTGGTTTTCTCAGCGGAGGTTGGGTCAAACTTCATCACAGGCAATTCCATGTCAATAAGAGAGACCCCCTCCTTGTTGTCGTCTAACTTGACCTCTCCCTTACCTGTAGAAATGAGTTGTCCTACCAAATAATCCATACGCTTGTGAGGAGCCAGCGTACATTGACGAATATCGTCGGCTAAGAAGTTGATAATCTCGTTCATCACCGCAGCTTGTCCTGCTCCTGCTTGGTTGTATTTGTCTGTGAGCTGCTTGATGATACTAAGGCGCTCGTTGTCCAACTGAAATGAGTTCCCCAAGTCAGCCACCTCACCTGTGCCACTACCGAGGGTTCTGCGCTCACGGATAGGCTTGCCTGAGTTCTTGTCAATCACAGACCCCATTACCACTCCTGTAACGGTGCCGATGTAGGTTTTGAACAAGCGTGCTTTGGTCTCCTCAAAGTCCAAATAACGTTTCCATACCACCGTATCGGCAGTGGTCTGTATCACCCTATTAATCACCGCTCTGATGATTTGAGGGCTGTTAAAGAGTTTTTCTAAAGTTAAAATCATTGTTCTACTGGTTTTTAGATAAACATAAATCTTGCTCCAAGAGTTTCCTTATCCTTATCGGATACAGGTACATAGAGCTTGTTGGTTTGGATTTCATACGCCTGACCCAAAGCGGTAACAGTTGCCCCTGCTTCCTTCTTCACCCTTGCATAGTTAAGGAAATTAGCTGGGTTTTTAACCACCTTTCCTGCATTGGTTTTAGCCTCAAATAGGACATCGCCCGCTTTTACCCCATCAATGGTAGCTGACAAGGTAAGAGTGTCATAATTGGCATTGGTGGTGTCTATCGCTGTAATAGTGGCACCATTAGTGCCATCACCAAGGTGCATGTTTTCTTTCGCAAAGCTCCCTTTCTGTACCTTGAGTGTGGTAGCATTAATCGCTTCCACAGCCTTTACGGACTTAGAGACTTTGGCTGTGCGTGTCTTAAAATCTACCGCTAAGGGGGCTAAGACAGGGATATATTGTCCGTCATCTATATCGCTATCGTTAATATTGAACCCTCCTGCTAAGCGGTAGCCTGATTTTACGTTGTAGAGTTCTTTCTCTACCTCTTGACCCTTAAGGTCATACTTAATTCCTGCTGGCATCTTTTTTAATGATTAGTGGTTTGTCACTTGTTACTTGTCGTTAGTTTCTCGGTTTCTTGCTCAATGAGATTAGCAATAGCCTCCTCCTCTTTCTGTGGATCGTCAGGGGTATCAGGCGCTTTGGAGTAAGAAAATCCACGTGCTGAAAGCTCTTGCTCTTGCTTGCCAAAACCCTCTGTTACGGCGTTAGCTAAGGTTTCCACCGCAGAAGTATCAGCAAAATCACGCCCCACGAGCGAAGGAGAATAGTAGCTTTCTGGGATATTCTTTTCTTTCATCAGCCTTACGAATTGCTCCTTGAGGCTCTCGGCTGTTTTGCCTTTTTGGAACTCGGCAAAACTATTCTGCAAGGTATTGAGTTTCTCAATAATTGCATTCATTTCAGCATTGCCCTGATTGCCCATAGATGGAGTTGGAGTAGGTTCGTTGCTTTTCTCTGCTTTTGCCTTCCAATCGTCCGCTTCCTTCTTATACTTTTCGCTTTCAGCCTTGAAAGTATTGACCCGATTATCAGCATAAGATTGGAATAACTTAAGCATAGCCTCAGCCCCCGCAGTGGCAGGTTCTACTTGGCTTTCTTCTGTTACGTAAGCACTCAAGTTAGCCGCCACTCCCTCAAGCACTTGCCCACTCAACCCTAAGTTGTTATACTTAGTTTTGAGTAATTGTAGAATTTTTTCTTTGAACATAAAAAACGATATTATTATGTGCAAAGGTACGCAAGGGCTTGAAGATAAGATGTATATGAGTTTGTATATAATTTGTTCTTTTTTTGTATTTTTTTTGTTTTGCTTACTAAGGAATTTTTAACATTCATGTAAACTCAACGATCGTTTGGGTTTGAAAGGCGTTTTATATACTCTATACTTGTATAATGAAAAAGCCCCTATTAAGGGACTTTTGTTAAAATCTTTGCTATTTAGAAATATTGTTGTACCTTTGCCATACAAATAATGGCTTTAAAGTTTTGGGGTATCCCACCAAAAGAGGAGTGCGAAGCTATACGCAAGTGATAGATGTTAAGCTGGCCTCTTGCTTTAAATACTTTATTGAAAGAGAATGTTTGTATAAAAAACATTCTCTTTTTTTATAAGAACCCTTTTACAATTTTCTTATACCTATCACCTATTAAATCTTTTCTTTCTAATTCCTTGATTTTGTTATATTTATTAATAAGTGTTATGTTTCCTAAGTCCTTATTGTTCCTTTTTAAATATTCAATCGCTTGTACGAACAAATCCGTATTGCCATTTTCTAATTTTAATACAATAGTAGATATTTCTTTTATATAATCACTCTTACTAATTCCAATCTGCTCAAAGCCTTCATATAATTCTTTTTGTAGGGTGTTTATCTTTTTTGATTTTAGATACTTAAAATCAGCAATAACTAATTTATTTTTGAACTCCACAATAGCATCTGCACTGCTAATCTTATCATACTCAGGTAATAGAGCTACTGATTTTCCTTTCTCGTTAAGTGCTTTTGCTATTTCTAACGTGTTATTTAGGCTTTCTCCTTTATCTCTATGGAGGTCAAAGATAACAGTTTTAGCACCGTTTGTCTCGTGCTGAAAGACGAGTTTTGCTCTATTATCGTCTATGATTTCCTGTAGTAGTTTTTGCTTGTCTGCGTTGTGTTTTATCTTCTTCAAATGCTCAATAATCACAGGTGAGAAAGGTTCAAAGGCTACATAAGTACTCCTACTAAAAGGCTGTATTGCTTGTATAACCTTTTGGGAGATACCCTCACTTTGACCATCTACTCCCCATAGAAACATAGGCGTACTACTTGCGGTTGTGATTTTTTCCTCGTTCGAGGCTATCCAATTTGTCAACTTAGGGTTTAATATAAGCTCTTCCCCCTTTAGGTCCGCTTTGAAAATTGGGGTCATATAGCAACGACAATTAGGGTGATTACCTACCCATACAAAGCTCTTGGGATAGACCCCTTTCATCATGTCGCAAATCTCACAACCGTAGGGGTGTCGGCTCCGCTTGATTTCGTACCCTGCTATCATGTCCATAGAGTGCCAGCGCTCTATATCAGCCTTGCGATAGGCGATATTGATTTCAGTACGTGCAAGGCGCTCGGCATTCTTGTAGGCAGAGCGATACACCCCTTGCCCGCTGTGGTACTCCTTAGCTTTCTTAGATAGCTGTAATACTCCGTTTTTATCACGATAACGACGAAACAGACTATCAGGATTGCGCAAATACTTCTTAAGTGTGGAAGCTAATTCGTTGGCTGGTGTGCCCTCTGAAATAGCTATATCCAAAGCCATTTCTAACTCTGTTTTATACTGATTGGACAAGTTCCACACCCGAGCCGAGCGAAGGGCTTCTGTCTGTACATTCTTTTTCCTTAGTGGCTTAAAGGGTTCGTTTGCCCCTTGTATGCCATCGAATACCTCCTTGAACTTGTTATGAGAAATATTGTAGTGCTTATCTACATAGAAATTCATCTTTTGAGAAAAGGTATTTTGGAAGCGCTCAAAAAGGCTGTTTATCTTTTTATTAAGCACGGGATATAGAGCAAAGGTAAATAAATCACTTCCCTTGTTCAACGCCTGCATACCATAATACAGCACGGCCATTTTAAGCACCTCGTCCAATAACTGTAGGAGCTTGGATACATCTTTCTCTGTTTGGTTTTGGTGGTATTCGTTCCACTGTTCTAAGTCCATATTTTTTCAGTGATTAAGGGTTCGTTACTCGTCATTTGTCGTTAGTCACTAAACACATCTTTTCCTTTTTCTTTCTCTATTTGGGCGAGTTCTTCATCTATCTTGTCGGTGATACCTGCCAATATAATTCCCTCCTTGAGCGAGGCTACTCCTCCTTGTACGGCACTAACAGCATCAGCTATACGTTCGGTAAGGCTGTCTATCATATAAGGGACAATCTCTATATTGACTTGTAGCCGTTTAGCCACTGGGGCATACTTAGGGATAAGACTGCCAATGGCTGATAGGAGGAAGTTAATACGGCGCTGTAAAAACTCTTCTATGGTTTCGGCATGGTTGCTTACTGCCATGTGTGTCCCCATAAACATGAACTTAAAGGCCTTCCCACTCAAGGTATTGCCGAGACCCTGCAAGGCTTCAAAGGTGATTTGCGGGGTATTAGTAAGGGCATAACAACGAGAGGTGAGGTTATCAAACTCTAACTTAGCCATGTCAGGGGACTGCTGCCAAGTGAGATAGGATACTTGGGCATTGTTTTCAAGTTGGATTATCTCACTTGTCATTCCTTTATTACGTACGCCTACAACTTCACCCGAAGCAACCATTTTCGGATAGAAATTGTAGTCAAGGCAATCGGCAAAGTTGGATAGCAGTACTTCTAATCGATTGCGGAGGGTGCGTATCTTATCACACAATGGGCGTTCTCGCTTCATATAGATAACAGGGATCTTGGAAAATCCGTGTGGGTACTGCTCTATTTGGGTGCCATTGCTATAGATAGTTACATTTTGATTATCCACTACCATAAGACGAGTAGATTGTATGCCTTTGCTATCTGTTTTGTTGTACTCACGAGAGAAAGCAATCAAATCACCATACTCATCATAGTAAGGATAGAGTGTATCCCCACGGAAAGGCGACCAAATCATAGACTTAAGCCTATAGGTAGGGTTAGGATCGTCCTCTTTGGCAGGTTTTACATACCAATACTCAGCAACCTCACACTCTGCAAACCACGAACGCACCAAGCGCTTGTTGTCATAAGGGAGTTTGTTCTTTTGATGAATGCCGTCGAGCAATTCCATAAGCTCCTGTTCGGCAGCTTCGGTAGCGTTGGCTGTGATCTTAGGAGGTGTACCTACTGTAAATGCGGTATGTATATTGACGATGTCCTGCTCTAAGGGTAAAGCCATACGATTGACGTCCTCCCACCTAAATTGAGCGGGAGATTTGATAGTACCATCTTTGTTTTCTTCTTGTTCTTTGACGAGCACCCTTCGCTTGGGGCGTAATTCCTCATCAAAAACATCGTGCTGGGTATAATCCCAATCCTTGATAAGCGATTGTGTATCGGGGCGCTTAGCTGGGTATTTCTTGAGTTGGGTGATACGCTCGCTTTCAGGGAGGGCGTTTAGTTCTTGTAGTGTCATTGCTAATTAGCGGTTAGTTGTTAGTTATTAGTCGTTGGTTATTGTCTCAAAAACCACCATATACCCCTTATCTTGAGGTAGTCGAGGTTGCTTTGGTTGGCGTAGGCTTCCCTTTCAAAGATGATATTGCGGTAAGCCTTATCCCAATTGCGATAGCGTAAATATTTGAAAAGAAAATCAAGGAAATACCAGATACAGAAAGGGAGTACTAGTAGTTCCTTTTGTTGTCGCAAGTGGATACGTTCGTGATTGATAAGTACTTTATCGTACTTATCACTGGCATTACGAACGAAGATGAAAGGATATAGGGTAATTGCCCTATACCTTTTTGGCACGAGATACCTATTTACCCTTATCATTGGCTTTTGGTTTTTCAGTGCTTTCTCCTTTGATAATAGTCATAGAAGCCTCGTGAATGTGCTTGTATAACTCAATATCTGAGACTTGGAAATTGTTATTTTGCACATCAAAATTGTGCTCAGTTACAGTTCCTTGGATAGGCACAATGTAATTACCTGCTTCGTCCTTTCGAGAAGCCGAGAAAGTCACAAAGTATGGTTTTTGGTCTTTCTCAAATTCGTAAGAGTAAATAATGTTTACTCCATGCGCTTCTTCTTGCGCTGAGATACTTGTTTTTTGTTGAATGATTTGCATATTGTTTGTTTTTAAATTATACGTTTTAATTTAGGACTATCCTACCCATTGTATATTGGTGACTATACCATTGACTATAGTAAACCGGTGTCCTGATATACTATGTATCCCTGTATATCCTTTTTGTCCTTTTACTCTTACATCTCCTTCTACAATATCAAGAGCTATGTTGCTTGTACGACTTCCTTTTGTGTTTATCTGTAATCCTATATTGTTATCAAAACTTATATTATCTCCTATACTTTCTACTAATATCATAGCGCCCTTTTGTCCTGTCTCTACAGCAACAGATTGCCCCATTATTACTTGTCTATATACGCCGTTTCTGTCTTCATTATCTCTATAGATAATATAAGCAGGTGATATATGGGTATATTTTGTTCCTTTTTTACGAGGATCTATTTGACTAATAGGGACGTTACCATCGGAATAATATACAATCTTGTCGTTTGTTAAATTGAACCCTCCTATCTTTCCACTTGTAGCATTGATTGCTCC